ATGCTTCTACCGCTTCGGTTGCGATAGGAGCTTCTGATGTTGTATCAGACACTTTGTCCTCCTGTGTTGTAGTTTCCTCAGCGGTTGCTTCGGAATTCTCTGGTGTTTCGCTAGCTGCTACCTCAGCGACCCGTGCGCTGCTTATAGCCGGTTCGGTGACAAGTGATACCTCTTGCAAGGAACTTGACTGTATCCGTAACACGCCATCCTCATTTTTCCATTCGTTGATTTTTACACCAACGCTAAATCCATCTCTTAAACCTGTAGCTGCTTCCTCAAGTGCATCATCAGCTGCAAAAGTCTTAGCCAATTTAAATGTTGCTTCTAAGCCCTGCTCTGTGGCAGTAATATCAACCAATTTGCCTAGTGGCTTTGTGCGCTCATGCTCAAGTAACAATCTGACAGGCTTTGAAAAGTCAATGCTGTCTTTTTCAAATACTGTTAATCCTGCGCTGGTTGAACCTTCTTCATTCCAACTTACAATGCGACCAGTCAGCGTTCGCTTATTTGTATCAGCAGCGGTTATCTCTATTGGGAAATTAATCTTCATCGGATTAAGTCCTCCTCCTCTTGGATTTGCTCAACGCTCATTGCGCCAATGCGATTTAGGATTTCATAAACTTGCGCACGCTCTAAAGCAGATCCACGCAAGAAATCATCAATGTCAAATCGGGTTTCAATTCCGTTAGGGCAAAAATCCGCAGCAGATAATCTTTGCTCAATGGCAGTTAAAATTGGACGAAGTGAAAAATCAATCAACGCTTTTCTTTCGGCTAAAGTGTTGGTATAAGTCATGCTAGTTGTTTCAGCAGATACGAAACTTGCCGGAATGCCGCTCGCTCTTGAAATTTCCAGAGCCAAATACTGTCTGGCTTCATTTAATTGTAATTTAGCAGGGTCGAAGCCTAATGCTTGTAATTCAACATCAGCATTTAAGAATGCAGTTGCTCTTGTTGATCTTGACACTCTCCAAGATTCTAAAAGTTTTGTAATTCGCTCTGGAGTAAGGTTTGTGCCATTTGATTTCAATACCATTTGTGGCATTGGCTCTTTGGCATACATCTCAGCTGCTTTTTCTAATTCTGCTGCTGCTTTAATTGTGCGACCTGCTCGATTTAAGATTCCCTCATCTAAACCATTAAATACAATTAAACTACCTAGACCAAATGGCGGAACTCGCTTTCCATCAACTGTGTAGTATTCGATTTCAGTTGAGTTTCCATTTAGTGAAGCAAAAACTCTATTTGGTGCAATTCTTGTCCATGCACGAATTCTTGAAGCATCGGTTGCAGCATAAGCATCCATAACCATTCCATACGCAACTCCGTATAGAAGCAAGTCCTCAGCGATCCACGCATATATTGCTGATCCTGCAACTCTTGGATCTGGTTGCATGATTACTCTGTTTGGTCTTACATGCTCATTTGTAAAATGATTATATTGCTCAAGTGGTAATGAACCGATTGTTGAACAAATTATGTTTCTTGCACGAGCACCTGAAGGAATCGCCATGTATTGTTCACGAGTTGCGGTTGTAGTTCCAAATAGAATTCCGCCAACTAATTGCTGAGAGTTGTAAGGTGCTAATGCAGCTGCGACATCTACTGTATTTGTCTCCTGATTTGATCTTGCTGTAAATCGGTCGAATAATCCCATTAGCACATAATATACCATATATCCTAATTATCCGACTTGTATATCTATTTCCGTTTCGGGTTGTGTCGCAAAATAGGTTGCAAGTGCGGAAGCGACAGCTGCACAAACTGCCACTCTGCTTGCACGCCTTCCAATAACCCAACTGCCATCCCCAAATGGCAATTTGGCTGCTGAAAGTGTTTGTTGGGTCAATTCCTCCTGACCCCCATGCTGTAATCGATGGGAATTTATTGCGCCCAGCCACCGATCACAACTTTCCGCATAGATTGCGCCATCCATGTCGGTTATGGGTATTCCAGCCGGAACTAGCCGACTTGCAACAGCTTGTGCAGTCCGTTTGGAATACGCCACAGTTTGAGTGTTATATCGTCTTACATAAGGTGCAATGTCATTGGCAACTGCTAAATCATTTAGGCTGTAATCATTTGACCAAGTGTGCAATAAAACTAAATTAAATCTTTCTCCTGTTAATTTTTGAGTTGCAACCAATGCGCCAAATTTTCTATCAGGCGATAAATCAAGTCCAAGCCAAGTTGGTGCTTCCGGATCTAGAGGTATTGGATCGGTCTGACATAATCCCCACTTTTGTGCATCGATTGCTGAATTAATTGTATCTACCCATTGCGCCAAAACCTCAGTTCGCACAATATCTGGAGGATCGTTAATAACTGCTTTTAAGTTATCTGGATGGATTGTAATTCCTAATGATGGATTGGCTTGAGCGAAAGCATCCCAATTAATCTCACCTGACGGAAGCAAGATAGGTGCATCGGGTTCAGCACTCCACTCAAACCAACCAATCGGATCGTTAGTCGTGGCTGACGCTAACGCCCTCTCACGCAATTTGTTTAGGATTACGGAATGTTGATCTCCAGCCGAGCTATATATCCATACCTGTGGATTTTTAGCAGCCATCATTGAATAACGCATTGATGACCAAGCATCCTCATCCTTGTATTCTCTTAATTCATCAAGATGGATTGTTTCGGGTTTGCTCAAACCTCTAGCTGCATTATTGGCAGCCTTTACAACAAACCGCCTATTGCCAAACAATTCGATTTCCTCAGCACCATGTTGCCATCGGATTTTCTTTACTTCTTTTTCAAGTCTTGGATTTGTTTCAATCAAGCCAACGATCTGTCTAAAAGTTTCAAGTGAGGTTGTAAGTCTATGAGCTGAGGCAAGCTGTAATCCTTCGCCCCACACAAACATTCCTGTCAAGATCCGGAGCATCATTAAAGTTGATTTACCTTGCTGCCTTGCCATAATCAAACCAAGTTCAGAATGAGCCCAGCGACCATCTGGTCTAACCTTGTGCCCATGAATGCAGACATACCGCTGCCATTCCATAAGGTTGATGCCCAGTTCGGTGGCAAGGTCGATCATGTCTTGACCTTTTGAAGGTAAATCAGTCAGTTTTGAATGAATTCGTGGAGTTTGCACACCTCCTAATCCTGAATAGGTCGGATCACTTAGGATCTCTCCTGTTTGTAAATTAATCAAAGCGATTCAGTCTGATCGTGAGCGATCGAGGTGTTTTGTGGGTTAGAAAAGGAACGGGGGGTCGGTGGTGTCCTATCGCTCACAAAAAACCGCCCACCCTTAGATAAATTACATCTACTGCATGATGCAACTAAATTATCATCACTATCAAGCCCACCTAATCTTCTAGGTATGACGTGGTCAACAGTTGTAGCTTCTTGATTGCAATACTGGCAAATGAATTGATCCCTACGAAGCACCCTAGATCTTATTGATCTCCAATGCCTAGTCGATCCAGTAGATCGTAGAGCTGACTTGCTCATTAATACCAACCCTTAATCTTATGATGTTGTAATGCTTTACAAGGTTCATCATACCTGTGTTTAATATAAGCCAATCCTCTATCAATCTGTTTAATAGGATTCTTTTCTTTAAGCCCTAATATCTGTGGAATACCAAATGCACTTGACTTAGGGTTTTTAGCCTTGTAATTCCACCGGCTCTCTTTCATCCAGAGTTCATCAAGACAATAGAACTCAGTAAATGAATGATTAAGCTCTATAAAAGCATATTGCTTTAATGTATTTACAGACCAAGATTTAGCAACGGAATCATCTTTTAAAAGGCTTATGTTCAAGACTATGAACAGAGATATCACCAAACCAAACCTTGCGATCTTTCTGCTTCGCAGATCGCCCTTTCGCTCTGAAAGCGAATTTGCGTTTAAGGGTAGCATACGCTTCCAAATCCTTCGGCATAACCGCAGGTCAGACGGCAAGTCGAATCATCACACTTTTCACATAACACCCCATCAACTAATACAGCTATGATCTTGCAACCTTCGCATTGACCGGTATTCATATAGACATCCATCCTATGTATTGAGCATCAGGATTATTCAGTAGCCATTGCTTACGCAATTCGTTCTGATAAGCCCAATTGATTTGATGCGTCATTTCGTCATGATCAGCGCACATGTATGGCACTCCTTATCTGCAAACATCCAAGATCCGCATTTAATGCAGCGCATTACAGGCTCTTGAGTGTCAGTTGATTCTGCTAGGTTCTTAGTTCCCACAGCACAACACTTGAGGCATTGATAAACTCTAAAGCCATCAGCTTCTGGGTATCCATCAAGCCATTCAAATTCAGTATTGGCTGAACAGAAATTACATCTGAAATTAACCATCTTTGCCAGCCCATCCAGTTCCTCGAAAGATCGTTGGCACAGCTGTATAGACACGCCTTAAAGGCGCATTGCATACTTGACAATGAGGGATTTTATGATCCATTGGTAAATCCAATACAATCAATGACCCCTCACCATCGCACATGTAATCGTAATTAGGCATGATACGGAATTCGGTTTATTGCATGGCAGGAATAGCATCGAAGCAGATCGCCCTCATGAAGTAATCTGTCATCGTTGCATAAGTCGCAAGTAACCATTGATGGCTCTACTTTTACTCCGTCATCTGTAAAGGTGGCAGTTAAGCCAGAGCCGTCAATTATTTGTAATTCACCCATTTATTCACCTCCTTTGAAATACCATTTTCCATTAGCGGTAAGTGTTGCCCAATTAGGCGGACATTCTTTTGCTTTACAAACATAACCATAGTAAGGCTTGCCTCCTTTAGAGATTCCTTCTTTCAATATATGACCATGCTGGCATGCAGGTGGCTCATTAGGTATTGCTGCACCAATCTCAGCGACAACATCACCAACTGACCAAGCAACAGGTTCAGGCTCTTTCTTATCAGCTGCAAAACTATCTCTCAGAATAGTTTCAATTTGTGCTGACTTGCTTCCGGCTTTGCCATACATATTTTGGCGGCTTTCTAGCTTCTCTTTGAAGGATTGATCTGCTTTAACAGTTTCCATGCTGTCTTTTGTAGCAGTCTTATTTGATCCTTTGAGAATTATTATTGCCCTTCCCAAACTACTGCTAGCAGTATCCTCTACATACCATTTTTTCATATTAGCCATATAGGTTTCTCTAGATCCAAATGCAATGTTGCTAACTGCTGGTGCTGGATCTGCTGCATCTCGCCACAAGGTTGCTTGCACCAAAATATAACCCTTTTCAGGATCATGGCTAATAACTGATATATCAGATCTACCCATTGGATAATTGGCAATGAACCATTTGTTCAAAGTCGCCACATCCTCGTAATCCTCAAGATTGAATGCCATTATTAATCCTCCCAGTTTTCATCTTTGACTGCATCAAGCACGGTTTTATAGACAGACCCATAGGCAATGAAGTCCTTGATACTGTCCTCATGGTCTGGAGTTTCACTAAGCCTAGAAACCTTGACGAGTGCCATACATAATGCAGCTTGGTGTGGTGTGATAGGGAAATCGAGATATGCAGACCAAAGACCTGCAATTCGTTTGTGGTTATAGTAAGGATGTCCGTACACACTTCCACGCTGTTGGATTGTAGTAATGACTTCATCAAATAACTGCTCAGTTTTTGTCATAATCAAAAACTTCATCTGACTGCTGCTTAATAGTGATCATTCTGCGGTGCATATTCCAGCCATCCGCCCGACCTTTCCAGTAGCCATTCTGGAATGCGGTATCTCTAATTTCCAAAACAAGCCACCAGCAAATTGCAGCAGCTGTCATTCCCAATAACCAGAGATAGCCAAAATCTCTAAGTTCTCCATATAGATCCATGTTGCTCCCTTACATATCCTCCACATATCTTGTGGGTGATGCATAAAGTATGACCTAGATCAAGGACGCTTGGTTATTTTCTTTCGGAGTGTTGTATAACGATTAGATAACGCTAATATCCTCAAAATCATCGATATGGTCATCAATCGTGCGTTCGTGATAATCGGTTTCAAGACCCATAAGTCCGTCTATTATAGGTGAATGATCCGTCATGATTGACCGGAATCAACTCAACTTGATGTCCTTTATTGCCAAAACTAAGCACAGTAAAGCCCATATTCCAGTCGGCTGAGTTATATTTTAGGTAAGTCGCCTTACGCATATCCATGAGGTGACCGGCTTCTATGCCCCAAATCGTGGAATAACGCCCGTTTAAGCCAGTTTGGTGTCGGACTGCACCCTGCCTATGGCTATGCCCACAAACTACGCTAGAATGCCACTTTTTGGCAAGATTAAGGCTAGTTATGCCGGCATGCTTAGACATGTTGCCTTCATCGCCATGAGCCAAGTGCCAACCCTTTTCAAACTCGTAAGCTCTTTTATGAAACCTAATGCCCAAGCTGCTGAAATCCATAAACTTGTCATATGCCAATTCGGGTAATCCAATAAGTGATGGCGCACCTTTGAGCAAGGTTTGATAAATTCGATCCGTATGATTTGATCTAACAATATCTGTCGTGCCTAGGTCGTAAAGTATTTCCTGACCAAGTTTTCTTTCCTCGTCAAGTGTTTCTGCAAACTCTAATTTTGTCCCTTTTGCCCAACGGCTTTGTGAACCAAGATCCATTTCATCACCAACATTTAAGACAAAATCAAATTTCTCATGCCTTGCCATTTTAATCAGATTTGAAACTGCCTTCGGATGGTGCAATGGAATCTGTAAATCTGGCGTTACAAGATACCTGCGGTTGGCTTTAATTAATCGTCATCCTCATCGTCAGTTGGATCTATGGAAGGAATGATCCCACCATCGCCTACGACCCAATCAGGAAAAGTCTTATGTTCAGTCATAAGCCAGAAAGCATGTTCAGGCGTAAATCCTGCT